TGATTGTCCGGTTGTTTGGGTTAAAATTGATCCTATTACCAGAAACAATTGGCCATACGATTTAAATAAAAACACTCTAAAATTGGTACCAGAAGTTGTTACCGAAGATTATAACCTAATGATTCAATGGGATGGTTTTGCTGTCAATCCTGACGCTTGGACCGATGAATTCTTAGAATATGATTATATTGGTGCTGTATGGAGTTGGAACCATGACATCTATGGTACTAGGAACCAGGTAGGGAATGGTGGATTCTCTCTCAGGAGTAAAAAGTTGTACCAGGCGATACTAGACTTCAACCTGATGAAAAAACCATTGGAATCAGAGGATGACATGATTTGTCGGATCTATGCTGACGAACTTAAAGAGAAATATGGCATCAAATTTGCACCCAATGACCTGGCGGATCAATTCAGTATTGAACATAATACCACTTCACCTTGGTTTGGCAAAAGTTTAGGATTCCATGGTATTCACGGTGTGTCCGAAAGATACGGATTTAAACTCTAAATCCAACAAAAAGGACACTATGTATCTAACCCAATGTTTGTATGGGTTGACTTTGAAACATTAAAAGTTGTATAAATAAGCAAACGAGCAACCAAAGTGTGTTGCAAATCTATATCTACAGGATTAAACATGAAAACATTTTTAGGATTTCTGAAAGAAGAGACCGAACAGAGTTCCGAATTAAAACATATTCACCATGCCGAAGATCGACCATTGATGCACGGTCACAAAGGATTTGAACATGCACATGATGCTTTAATGAAAGCACATGCTCATATGACAGCTGGTCATAAGAACACCAATCTCACCATGAAATATGATGGTTCTCCAGCCATTGTATTTGGTCATCACCCTAAAAATAATAAATTCTTTGTTGCTACTAAATCTGCTTTTAATGCAACACCAAAAATCAATCATACAGATAAAGATATCGAAAAGAACCATGGCCATGCTCCTGGTTTAGTTAAGTCACTTAAACATGCTCTCAAACATTTACCAAAAGTAACACCAAAGCACGGCGTATTTCAAGGTGATTTGATGCACCATGCCGACACAAAAAATTTAAGTGAAGGATACTTGGTTGAAGCCAAATCAGGTAATGTATCTTTTACACCGAATACAATCACTTATACTGCTCACGGTAAAGAAGCAGACAAAATCAAAAAATCTAAAGTTGGTGTTGTAGTTCACCACCAGTATAGTGATGATATGAAACACGCTCATCCTCATGTTGACCTCAGCAAATTCAAAGAACATCCAGATGTACATCTTCATGGTGCTGAACACGATACAGGTAAAGTAACACATTCAGCTGAAAATGAAAAACATTTCCAAAAACATATGGCAGCAGCTAAAGATATACACGAAAAGCATGGCCATAAGATGTATGATGCAATACACCCTAAACATAACGGCGAAACTGGACATCTATCAACATATATCAACCACACAGTAAAACATGATGAAATTCCTAGTGTTTCAGGATTTCAATCACACTTAAAACGTGTTCATGAAAAAATGGCTTCTAAAGTTAAAACAGATAAAAGTAAATCTGAAAAAACTAAAGAAGGCGAATCACAAGTTGCTCACGTTGAAAAGAATAAATCACATTATCAAAATCTATTGACAATGCACCACCATTTACATCAAGCTAAAAATGCTTTAGTGAAATCATTAGAAACACATGAAGGTCATTACGAACATCACATTTCTGGTAAAAAATCTAAGCCAGAAGGCTTTGTCGTACACCATGACAATGAACCAACTAAGTTGGTTAACCGTGCCGAATTTGCTAAACAAAATTTATTAAAGGTGAGAAAATGAAGAGTTTTGCATCATTTCTAAAAGAAAATACTTTATTAGAAGAAGATTTTTTAATTGAAGCCGCCGGTGCTGCTGCAGATACTAAAGGTAAATTGAGAGAGTTGGAAATTGGCCAACACTTAAATGGTGGTAAACACATGCATAGTTATCGTGCTGAAGGAAAAACTCCGGCTGAAATGCATCATTTACATGCAATCAAAGCGCACGGTGAAAATTATGAAAAAACTGATAGTTACAAAAAATCTCAAAGTCAATCAAAAGCCGCAGCTAAAAATATTGAAGCTCACTTAAAAAAGTTTGGCCACGGTAATACCACAAGAACTGTATGGACTTCTCAACCTAGTGACCATCATAGTGAAACTGATCACCACGATACAAATAATAGTGCTGATTTAATTGTAACAACCAGTAAAACACATAAACGACCAATTACTGAAGCTAAAACGGATCGAAGTGAAAATAAAGTTGCAATTTCTGTTAAAACGGGTAGTGGTAGTGTAAATTACTCTAATCCAGGTTTAAAAACAATGAGCCATATGGCCGGAAGCGATTTATCAACACACACATCCAAACATGAAGCCGTGGTTAAAAAAAATCTTCCAGGAAAAGGAGATTCACATAAAAAATATAAAGAAATGCGTGATTCTCCAAGCCATGCGGATCAAGCTAAAGCTGCAGAAGTAAAACATTCTTCCGTTGAAACAAACAATAAAGTTGCACACCATTTGCGTCAAGGCTTGGCTAAAAAATCACATGAAGAATTACACCAAACAATCACACATGAGGTTGCTCCCAAAACTCATTTAAAACATATAGTTTCTCGCCAAATTACACATAAAAAAACAGGTGAACAATTAGCTCATCACACATACGATTTGCATAAGCATGTTCATGAATATTTGGATCACTTTCATAGTCTGCATGTCGACCATGGTGGCACCGGTGCTTCTGTTACCGTTCACGGTACACACAAAAAAACTGGTAAAAAAATGGCTGTTGCTAGAATTTCTGTATCGGCTGGAGGTCGTCCAGCAAATCACTCACCTAAAGGAACAGTAACACTTCCTAGTGAGGACCATAAAGATGTGCATTATACAGATAAATCAGAACATATGGAACATTAAAAACATATGAAATCATTTTTAGAATTAATTGAAGAAGAATCAAAAAATGATCACCATCATGTGATGACCTTTGGTCGCATGAATCCTCCTACAACCGGACATTTAAAGTTAATTGATAAAGTCAAAGAAGTTGCCAAAAAAAATAATGCGGACCATACTGTTATTGTTTCACATACCCAAGATAGTAAAAAGAATCCTTTGAGTTCCGCACAAAAAGTTAAACACTTAAAACGTTATTCACCGGATACTCATTTTGAAAAATCTTCAAAAGAACATCCATCTATTTTTCACCATGCAGAAAAATTACACAAAAAAGGTGTAACTCACCTGCATGTTGTTGTTGGTTCTGACCGTGTTAAAGAATTTAAAGATTCACTAAACAAATACAATGGTAAAGCCAACAAAGAAGGCCATGTACCATATCACTTTAAAAAGATAACAGTACATTCCGCAGGACACCGTGATCCTGATGCAGAAGGTTCGGAAGGTATGTCTGGTACAAAGATGAGGGAACATGCCAAGAATAAGAATTTTGGTGAGTTTAGGAAAGGTGTTCCTGGCCACGTTGCCGATCACCATGCCAAAGATTTAATGAAAGATACTCGTAAGGGTATGGGTTTACATGAGGAAGTTAACCGTGGTCAATTTAAAGCCATTTTTGTAACTGGTGGACCAGGTTCAGGTAAAGATATTGTGATTCGTGAAGCTATTTCCGAATCCAAAATTGTTGAATTGAATTTAACTCAAGCTAGTGATTATTTGTCAGATAAACAAAAATTATCTGAAAAAACAAATGATTTCCGTAGAGAATCAATTAGAAATAGAGGTCCGTTGATTATCAATGGACCAGCTGATGCAAGTGAGAAGATTGCTTATATTAAAGAAGAATTAGAAGAATTAGGTTACGAAACTATGATGGTATTTGTTAATACCACTAATGAGGTGAGCCAAGAAAGAAATTCGTTATTATCGAGGATGATGGTAGAGTCGGTCAGAAATGACAAGTGGTTGAAGTCACAAAAAAATATCTCTCAATTCAATGAGATGTATAGTAAATTTATCACTTTTGACAACACAGGAAACCTAGATAGTAAGGAAGAGGATATTAATGATATTTACCAATTTACTGAAGGATTTTTAGATTCTAAAACAATCAATGAAACTGCCGGTGACTGGTTAAATAGAAATAATAGAGAAGCACCCGTTAACCGTTTTACATTATTATTTAAGGAAAGTAACCATGTTAAAAAAGATTCTAAGTCTATTCAGTTCCAAACCATCAGTAAATACAACCCAAGCCTCAGAGCCAAAGGTCCAGCCGACATTAAGCCAGACAACTCCGGTAGTCTCGTTGGTGACCAAGACCATATCAAAGGCAACACCGGTCCAAGGAAAGACATCAAAGGCCAAGGCATCACCGGCGGTGCGTGGCACGCAGCCTACAGCGAAAGCCGCCAAGAAGCCATCGGTCAGAAAGAGTCCAACTTCCAGCAAGACAAAGAAAAAACCAAGTCTATAAGGAAGAAAACCTTTAACGATGTTATGAGTGGTTCTAAGAACCAAGGTAACGGAGTAGGAGATTCATTTGATAGTCGTTCAGGTACATCAGCTGGATTAGGCCAAGTAGGTTATAGTGAAGCTATAGATGATCCTGGTGCAGCTGATTGGGGTGTAAGTGGTAATTCGACTGGCGGCATGAACAAAGAACCTATGCAAACTTATGGTGCCAGTCGATTAACCGGTGTCGAAATTAAGAAGAAGAAAAAGATAAAAGAAGATCACGTAAAAGAACTTGAAAGTGGTTTAAAGAAATTGGATAAAACAAATTATACCACAATTAATAAATTGATGATGAAAATATCCAAAAGAAATGAAATAACGGGAAAAGATTTACATAACGATTTTAAAGATAAACACGGCCAAATTCCAGATGATTGGATTAAAGATAAAAATGCTAAAATTTAAAGAATATTTAAATGAATCGGCTGCATGGCGCCGTAAAGAAGGTAAAAATCCTACTGGCGGATTAAATGCAAAAGGCATTGCATCTTACCGTAAAGAAAATCCAGGATCAAAATTAAGCATGGCGGTGACTACACCTCCATCAAAATTGAATCCGGATAGCAAAGCAGCAAAACGCAGAAAATCATTTTGTGCTAGAATGTCTGGCATGAAAGGACCAATGAAAAAACCAAATGGTGAACCAACAAGAAAAGCATTATCATTACGCAAGTGGAATTGCAGATAAACAAGGAGAATAATAAAATGTTTGGAAATTCTAAAATTAGCAAATCATTGCTCGACGCTGTGAATTCAGTTATCGGTAATGACTCAACACAAGTTCAACAGTTAGATGAGGCAACTTCCGAAAAAGTTCCTACATCTACTGGTATGAAAGTGTATGGTCACCGTTATGGCGATTCCAAGAAAGCTCGTAAAGACCAAACTAAATCTTCTGTTGATGATCTCAAAGGTCCTAAAGAAAAAGAAATGAAAGAAGATTTAAAAGGCAATCAATATAAAATTGATAAAAATCATAATAATAAAATTGATGCTCAAGATTTCAAAATTCTCCGTGGCAAAAAAGAAGTAAAAGAAAGTGATGATTGCGTTACTAAGCCTGAAGTTAAGAAAATTGCTGACAAAGAAGTTGATAAGCATGAAAAGCATATGCACAAAGGCAAAAAACTAACATTCAAAGAAGGTAGTTTTGCTGAACGTTTGGTTGCAATGTATGAAAATGATCTTAGTGAAAAAATTGACACCAAAACAAAAACTGTAGATATGCTTAGTGGTCGTGTTAAAGTTCCAGCCAATTACGATGATGCTACAGAACATAAAGCTTCAAAAGTAAAATTATCAGCAGAAGAAAAAGAAGAAGGCCACGAAGATGAGAAAGCTGATAAAGCTCTTGTCAAAAAAATGGTTAAGAAGGATGCTTTGAAAGAAGAAGAAGTTACTGAAGAAGTTAAAAAATCTGATGTTCCAGCTTTTTTGCGTAAAATGCGTGGTGATAAACCATTAACAGTTAAAGATGTAAAATCAGGATCAAAAGATTCAATTTCACACAAAGATAATTTAGCTAAAGCTAAAAATGAAGAAGTTGAACATTTGGACGAAACTCCAGGTGCTCAAGCAATGAAAGCATCTGGTGTCAAACAATCTCCAGATAAATTACTTGCTCGCACAGGTATGAACATGGCACATAAGTTTCCTAGAAAAGGCCAGACCAACTTAGGTAATATTCCAGCAATGAACACTCCAGGTAATAGTCCTGAAACAGATGCTTATGCTGAAAAACGCCGTGGTGATAGAGCAAA